AAACTTAACAGGTTTTGACATTTCAAGAATTGTTAAAATTCTATCATGTTCACCTTTTGCGTCTTCGCCTTTATCTTTGACAAATCTGCAAGTCATTTTCCGTTCACTACCATCTTTTTTAATAAAGATGGCGGTAAAGATATCGTTACCAACTGAGTCAATAACAATTTTTTTCTTCCATACTTTTTGCATAATATATTTTCCTATTTAGTTAAGTTGAAATTCGTACTTTTTAAGACTATCGAATTTTTATCTAGTTTGCTGTATCTCACTATTGAGCTTTAACAGATTCCATTCTTACAGTTGTTAGCTGTTCTGAGTATGTCGCTAATATACTCTCAATTCTTATATTAACATAATGAATAGAGATGTCAATACTATATATATATATTTTTTTTATGTGAGACTATCTGTTAGCTAGTGATGTATCTGTATTTTTATTAAAAGGGAAGGAAGGGAAGGCTACTAGCTAGTAAAGGGAAGGAAAGGGAGCCAATTTCTTGACTCCCAATCTTGCTAGTTTATGTCATCATAATCATCAAGATATTTTGGTTTTTCAATTTCTGATGTATCGTGTATCTTTACACCCAAAATTGACTCTCCATGATGATTTTCATGTGCTTGTTTTTTAGCGTACTTTTCAGCTTTGTCCTGAGACTCAGATAATACATAGTATTTATTGCTATATATTGTATCTACTGTAATTTCATAATATTTTTTCATATTTCCTCCTAGTTAATAACCTATATTGACATAGCTACTACCTAATGTCAATACTTTATTTTGGTTAGCTAAGGATAGACAAGAATGACCATGATTAATTACATCATGCGTACTTATCTACCCTCTCCTAACTAACAGGAATTAAAGGGAAGGGAAGAATTTAAAATTCTACAACATTCCAAGCGTAGTGAAAAGTATATGTATAACCTCTGTCTGTTGTTCCTATGTATGCTTTTTTACTTTCCTTTTCCCACCCTAGTTTATCAAATAACTCCCTAGCTACTGCTCTGTGATTTGGCTCTGTGTTTAGCTTATAGTTATAAGGTCTGATTATCCATATCGGTTTATCGCCTGTCGTTAGGGCTTTGATTCTTTCGCCTCTTGTGTCCGTAGCTGGTAGAAACCTTGTTTTAATGTGATTCATCTTTTCTCCTTATTTAAGGATAGATAGTACGAGTTTTCCTCCATACATAGCCATCTTGGAACAGGTTATGTTGGCTTTCAAGGACTACTAATCACCAACCATCTCTGTGCTATCTACCTCAACTTATTTAAGACGGCTGGTTACTTTGGAAAGTGACTAGTAGTATCCGTTTCGCCAACCTACCCTCAATCAAGTTTTGGTTATCCCTCCACCTTATTCTGCTTCTTTCTCTTGTTCTTTAATTAAGCGTTTCGAACAACTTAACTAATTCCCAAGTAAGTGAGCTTTTCAGCTTCAGAGGTTAGGGGTTTGCGACCTCCAACCACTCTTTTGAGCATGTGTATATATTAACATAATGATTATGTATGTCAATACTTTATTTTATTTCTTTACCACTAGCTAATGGGCGAGAAGATAAGCAAATAGATTTGGCTTTCTTGCCCTTAATTCTTTTCCTTAAAGGGAAGGGAAGGAAAGGAAATTATTTTAAAAGGAAAGGAAGGGGAAGGAAGGAATCCTCTTGGCTAAGAGGAAGCCACTTCCGTGTGGCTTTTTATTTTTTTTAGAGACTATCCAACTCTCTCCTTGAAACAGGCTTTCGCATCCTGATAGGAATCTCTGTCCTTGAACATATATGTTCCGTTGCCTGTGCTAAGAGAGGGTTCACAGCCTGTGCCTGTGCGGTATCTTACAGGGTGGATAATCCACTCATCCTGTGTTTCAGAAAGAATCATTGCCCCTTCCTTGTTTTCAAATATCTCAACTAAAAGGACTTCCTCTATATCCTTGCTACTTTGTCTCATTACCTCTTTATATGCTTTGATTATTTTTTCCATTTTTTCCTCCTTTGTTATAGACACCTAGAAATAAATCTAGGCGTTTCGGATATTAAATCCTCATCAGTATAACTTTATATATTAACACCTCTTAATCCCGAAAATTGTTTTAGCACACCATCTTTAGTATCGTCTGTTAAATGGTAATGAACTTTAGCTGAAAACGCTAAACCTTTTAACCACTTTATAGTCGGATAATAATTTGTGTCGTTCATTGTTATTAGCCAAATATTTTTCTTCGTGTCAAAAGCAAGTATGCCTCTTGAGTAACTAAAATTAGTTGCGTTAACAGAAACAACTGGCTGGATATTTGTATACCTGTTTTCCATTTTTTCCTCCTTTGTTAATTACACCCTGCCGAATTCTTTTAATTATTTATAGCTACAGTAAGCCCCAGTTAATTTATTTGGCAGGAACTAAAATTGTTCCGTCCTCGTCTCTAACGTTTCCGTTTTCGTCTTTATAAATATCAAACATATCTAACAGTCTTTTTCAAAGATGGTAATTGTATGTCCCACATAAGAATCACCATCATCAGATAGAATTACCAGTTCATATACTCCCTCACATTGTTTTCTTCTATCAAGCAAAATAACCTTTACAACATTATGAATATCATTATCCAATCCACTGACCAAGTTATGACTAACATCTTCACCGTCCTTACCCTTATGATAAGAAAGTGCATGTGTTACTTTTTTATCGCTTTTGTATCTTTCAATTTTCATAATAACCTCCGTTATTATTTGGGGCTCACTGCACTTATAAATAATTAAGTCGGCAGTCGACTACTCACAACCTCCGTGCTCTTTTCATCTTATTCATTTCAGTATATTTAAACTTAATCTAGAATATGTCCCATTAAATCACAGTCTTAAATTATTGTCAACAGTTAATATACGGCTTAGAATAAGGGCTGTAGAAAGCACTTGACCAGAACAAATAGCATTGTACAAATATCGTACAATTCTCTTTTAACTTTATACATAAAATAAAAAAGTGCCGAGAATCTTTCAGTTCTTAATTGTTTAACTTTATATACATACATAAATAAAACTTTGGTCATGTTGTTTTGTTTTTATTTTGTTTTGTTGGGTCTCTTGTTGTTATGTTTGATGTAAAGACGTAGGTACACGCACACACACACGCACAAATAAAAAGCAATAGGCTGCCATTGGTTGTCTCTTTTTCGTACCAGCAGTATATATGGTTTGTGTTTGACCCACGACCCCCCACGAATGTGGGCCAAACTGTTATATCTCTATTCCACTCACTGGTCGGAAGTTACAAGAGTATTAGTAATTCAGTATATTCAAATAAGTATTGACTAATCATTTAAAAAACCACATAATTTTAAGTGGACAACTATACCCAATTCCCATGCACGAAACAGAAAGAGTACAAGAAATACTGGACACTCTGAAAAAGCGAAAAGAAGAAAACACACTAAACTATTATGAGCCTTATGACTTTCAAAAAATCTTCCACGAGACAGGGAGTGAGGCTAATCAACGATTATTGATGGCAGCGAATAGGGTAGGCAAATCCTATGTCGGTGCTATGGAGATGTCCATACACTTAACAGGGTTATATCCTGATTGGTGGGAAGGCAGGAGATTTAAGAAACCCATTAAGGCATGGGTGTGTGGTGCATCTAATGAAACCACAAGAGATATCTGTCAGAAAGAATTATTTGGGCAACCTGACAACCCGAGAGATAAGGGAAAAGGAAGTATTCCAAAACACTTAATCGGTGAGACTACAAGAAAACCTGGAGTACCCAATGCACATTCTTCGGTACTCGTTAAACATAAATCAGGTGGGTGGTCTAGGGTTGCCTTCAAAGCATACGAGATGGGTGCTGAAAAATTTATGGGGGAGAGTATAGATTTGATTTGGTTAGATGAAGAACCAGCACAAGATATCTATTCACAATGTATTACGAGAACATTAGACAGACAAGGAATGGTTTACTTAACATTCACACCTGAGAATGGTATGACTGATGTAGTAGCAAATTTTACAACAGAACTAAAGCCTAAACAGGCACTGGTTACGGCAGGTTGGGAAGATGCCGACCATTTGACAGATGAGATGAAAGAGCAGATATGGTCTGCCCTACCTCATCATGAAAGAGAATTAAGAAGTAAAGGAATCCCTATGATAGGAAGTGGATTAGTATTTCCTATTGATGAGGATAACTTGACCTGCGAACCCTTTAACATACCCCCACACTATCCAAGAATCGCAGGTCTTGATTTTGGCTACGACCACCCCACAGCAGTCGTGTGGGTAGCATGGGACAGAGATGAGGATATAGTTTATCTGTATGACTGTTATTCTATGAGAAAGGAAACTCCTGATTATCATGCAACACACATTAATGAAAGAGAGGGAAGTCATTATATCCCTATAGCATGGCCACATGATGGCTACCAACATGATAAGGGTTCAGGCATAACACTCGCTGAACAATACAGAACGGCTCATGTCAATATGCTACCTTTCCACTTTGAAAACCCACCTGCATTAGGTGAGAAGAAAGGAGGCAATTCTGTAGAGGCTGGGTTGATGGAAATACTGACTAGAATGGAACAGGGAAAGTTTAAAGTATTTAACACTATGTATGACTGGTTTCAGGAGTACAGACTTTATCATCGTAAAGATGGTAAGTTGGTTAAAATAAGAGACGATTTGATGTCGGCTACTCGTTATGCAGTGATGAGTTTAAGACACGCAGATGTCGAAACATCAAGATGGCATAACAAGGGCAGATTAGGCCCTGATGTCGCTATAGTTTAGGAGAAAACAATGGTAATGAGCATAGCAGCAAGAAGAGCAGCAGCTTTAATTGCAAAGAAATTAAAAGCAAAAAAAGCTAAAAAAATAAAAGTTAAGGCAAAAGCAAAAGCCAAGGTAGCTAAGAAAGTTAAGGCAAAAGCAAAAGCCTTTGAATATTGGGAATTGGGTAAAGCAAAAAAAGCTAAAAAAATAAAAGTTAAGGCAAAAGCAAAAGCCAAGGTAGCTAAGAAAGTTAAAGCTAAAACAAAAGTTAAGAAAATTGTCGCAGCAGCACCACCAGTAACTAGACTTAAACCCATACTTACAACTAAAAGTAAGGCTGGGAAAGTTGGGCCAGGTGGAAAAGCAGCAGCACTCGCAGCATTAGCAGCATTAACTTATAAAGGAACAAAAGGTAAAAAGAAAGCGACAGCTAAAACCTTTGACCCAGGTAAAGGAAATATTTATAAAGCACTAGGGCCACAATATGTCAAGGCATCTATGTTATCTAATGTGAAGGCTAAGAGACCTGACCTGTATGTAAAGAATCCAAAGCTTACTGAATTTGAAAAAGAAATGAGAAGAATTCATAAGAAGTATGGAATAAAAGCAAACTACCCTAAAGGTTAATAATGGCTTTAAAAGATATTATTAAATTACATGGGAGTAAGAAAATAAAACTTAATGCTAAACAAATAGCAGAAAGGAAAGCAACAAGGGAATTTTCTGAAGGAGTGCTAGAGACAATAGCAGGGTTGGCATTATGGAATCCTGCTATTCGAAGCATAAAATGGGGCTATCAAGGAATCAAAGGTGGTCTATCAGCAGCACAAAAACTTAAAGACAAATTTAAAGGAACAAAGTTGAAGTGGCAAAAAAAATAAAAAAACTAAGTGATGACGAACTAGCATCTCGATTAGAGTCTGAGATTCAAGCATCTTCAGGACACGCAAATAGCGAACTCTCTAATCAAAGAGAAGATGCTATGAAGTATTATCTTGGCGAGAAGTTTGGAAATGAGATTGATGGTCGTAGTGAGATTGTAACTACTGATGTAAGAGATACTATTGAATACATCATGCCATCTTTAATGCGTATCTTCACTACCCACAATAATGTAGCAGAGTTTGAACCACAAGGCCCTGAAGATATGGAGATGGCACAACAAGCTACAGATTATTGTAACTATGTTTTCAACAAACAAAACAATGGATTCAAAATTCTCTATGATGCTTTTAAAGACGCACTTATAACAAAGACAGGAATCATTAAACATTTTTGGGAAGAGAAAGCAGAATCAAGTGTAGAGACTTATGAGCATTTAACTGAAATAGAATACCAATCTATATTAGCAAATGATGAATTAGAAGTATTAGAACACACAGAAACGCTAGTACAAAAAGAACAAGAAGATGAGTATGGTAATTTAATATCTCCTAAAGTTAGTGAACATGACGTCAAGGTAAAAAAAATAAAAAGAAGTGGGCAGGTTAGAATAGTGTCAGTACCAACTGAAGAATTTCTAATCTCAAGAAGAGCAGCATCTATTGAAGATGCAAATTTTATTTGCCATAGAGTTAAAAAAACTGTATCAGATTTAATTTTAGAAGGGTACGACAAAAACATTGTAGAAGATTTACCAACGCATACACATAGCGACGCTGAATTTGCAGAAGAAAGACAAGCAAGATTTAGTTATGATGAGGACTCTGCCCCACTTGACGAAGGACAAGGTGCAACAAGACAAGTTTGGATAGATGAATGTTATATAAAGCTTGATTATAATGGTGATGGTATAGCAGAACTTCGCAAGATTACTAAAGGTGGTAATAAGATTTTAGATAATGTTGAGATAGATATGATTCCTTTTTCAGCAATTTGCCCATTGCCTATCCCACATAAATTTTTTGGAATGTCAGTAGCTGATACTGTAAGTGATATTCAACTCATTAAATCTACTATCGTTAGAAATTTATTAGACAACATGTATCTAACCAATAATGCAAGGTATGCAGTACTAGCTGGACAAGTAGAACTTGATGACTTATTAACATCAAGACCTGGTGGCATTGTTAGAATGAGAGCACCAGGTGCAGTAACAGCTTTACCAACACCACAAGTACAACCATTTGCTTTTGAGATGGTTAAATATCTTGACCAAGTAAGAGAAGAAAGAAGTGGCGTATCGAAGATGACACAAGGACTCAATCCTGATGTATTAACTTCTCATGTAACATCAGGTGCTATAGCAGCAGCAACTGAATCGTCAATGCAAAGAGTAGAGTTAATTGCGAGAATCTTTGCAGAGACAGGAATCAAAGATGTCTTTAGAAATATTTATGCTTTAGTACAAAGATATGAAGATAGAGAAAAAATAGTATTACTGAATAATAAATTTGTACCGATTGACCCTAGCAAGTGGAAAGAGAAATTAAATTGTACTGTTAATGTTGGAGTAGGAAGTGGTAGTCAGACTAGCAAAGTACAAGCCATGTCAGGTATTATGACCATCATTCAAAAAATTATAGAGAATGGTGGAATGGGAACACTTGTAACACCAAAAAATATCTATAATTCAGTAAGTGAATTCATAACACAAGCAGGGTATAAAAATTCAGATATGTTTATATCTAACCCTGAAATGATGCCACCACCACAACCACCTGGCCCAACACCTGAAGAAAAGATAGCATCAGAGAAAGCACAAATTGAATTACAAAAATTAAAACTACAAGCAGCAGAACTTGAACTCGATACAAAAATAAAACAACAAGCATTAGAACTTAAGAAAAGAGAAGCACAAGTAGATTTCATGATTAAAACACAAGAGTTAGAAATTAAAAAACAAAAAGTTGACCAAGGTGAAATGGAAATAGCACTTGAAGCTACGCAAAAAAGACCTGTAGCAATAGGAGATACATAATGTCATTCCCAAAATATAAACCTGAATATAAAGATGAAACAAGAAATAAAAAAATAAGTGATGGTATATCTTATTTATCAGGAGAAAATAAGAAATTTTCTAAACACAAAAGATTATCACACACAGATATTATTAAAACAGTATTAGACATATACCCAAAAAGCAAAAGGTTGCCACTAGCATGAAAGACTTAAACGAACTAAATACAGAAATAGTAGTGATTAAAAAAGATATTAAAGATATCAAAGTAAATCATCTTGAACACATAGAAAAAGATTTAAAGACTGTTAAGACTG